GTCAATGCAGCAATTCTTGCGTTCAACTCGACTTCGGACAATTCAGCAGTATCAATCGTTAATGATGTTTGATCTATACGTTGCAATTTAGGTTGCTCAAATTCAGCAAGAGCAAGAGCTAATCTTTCAATAGTCTCTTGGTCTTCAACTTGCATTGCTTTAACTAATTGAACTTTTAATATGTCAACAGCAGCAGGCATCTCTGTGATAACATCGTCTCTAATCTTTTTGAACTCAGAGGCAGACAATTTCATTGCATCTCTAAGAGATTTATTTTGTCGACGAGTTTCAGCACCTTTAGCTTGCATTTTTTTAGCATGTTCTGAATCTATAATTGGACGAAGTTGTTTAAGAGAATTAGGATGCTTTCCGCAGTTCTCGTATCCCATAATAACCTCCTGGGTAAATATTTACTTATAGGAGACATTTAAAAAACGAAACCCCCATCCGAGGTGTGTTATGCGCAAAATCAATCCTATTGCTAAAGCAATCGCTATAAGTCGTCGTCGTACGGCTAGTCTTATAGTTCCTAATAAAAAGAAATATGATCGTAAAAAAGATAAACTTAACGAAAAAGGCTATCGCCTTTTTTTACAAGATAAATTACTTAATAATGAATAGAAAGGTAGGTTACTAATGTCTAAAGTAACAGCAACTAAAATATTACAAGAAGCTATAGAACTTAAAGAAAAGAAAAGTAAAGATTATCAAGGATCTAAATGGTCTGAAGAAGATTATTTTCCATTTGGAAATCAATCATATATGCATATGATACATACTAAATATTTACGTATGAGAAATTTGCTTGATAAACCAACTAAAGATGTAAACTTTGAATCACTTGAAGATACATTAACAGATATGGCAATTTATTGTGCAATGTTTCAAGCATATTTAGAGAACAATAGAAAGGAAACGATATGAAACTCACGTTTGATATTGAAACCGATGGGTTAGATGCAACTAAAATATGGTGTTTAGTTGTACAAAACATAGAAAGTAGTGGAGTATTTAAATTCACTGATGAAGATGATAAGTATCCTAGTATTGCTGATGGTCTTAGACTATTACAAGAAGCTGACTTACTAATTGCACATAATGGTATTGGCTTTGATGCATTAGTTATCTTAAAACTATATGGTATTAATTTATATCATAAAAAGTTTTTCGATACTTGGATTGCATCACAAGTATTAAATTATAAACGTCCACACAAACATGGTCTTGGTGGATGGGGTGAGTATCTTAAGTATCCTAAATTTGAATTTAGTGACTTTGATAATTACTCTGAAACCATGATGACATATTGTGCTAGAGATGTTAAAGTAAATACTGTTATCTTTCATAGACTAATGAAAGAGCTTGAAGTTATTAGAGCAAAACAACCTTTAATAAGTAAAGGTTTATCTTCTGAAATGGAAGCAGCTAAATTTGATGCATACTGTAGACACTATGGATGGGCATTCAATCAAGATAAAGCTTTGATTTTGTTAGATAAAATTAAAAGTAGGATGTCTACTATAGAAAAGATAGTTGAACCTAAATTACCTGCTGTTACACGCTTAATAGATAAGGCACCTAAGATTCCTAAGTTTACTAAGAAAGGATATTATACTGCAACAACTGCACGTATATTAAGTGAGTACCTTAATAAATCTATTAAAGTAGAAGACATATATGCATGGCCTGCTGGTAAAGAGTTTCAACGTAAAGTTACTATGCCTGCTAACTTAGGAAACCTAGAACAAGTTAAAGAATATTTATATTCTATTGGCTGGGTACCTGATGATTGGAAAATGGAAAGATTAGGTAGAGAGTTTATAAAGAAAACTCCTAAGTTAACTAAGACTTCTTTAGAAAAAGTTGGTGAGCATGGTATTCTTATTAACGAATGGACTACACTTAGATCACGTCGTGGTGTTGTTGAAGGTTGGTTAAGAGATCTAAAAGATAATAGATTACATGGTAAACTCTGGGTTGTAGGTACTCCTACATTTAGATGTCGTCATGAAGTTATCGCTAATCTTCCTGCAGCTGATGCTGAATTAGGTAAAGAGTTACGTGAATTACTTATCGCTGAACCTGGAAGAAAGATTGTAGGTGCTGACTCTAGTGGTAATCAATTCAGATCCTTAGCTCATTATGTTAAAGATGATAATCTTACTAATCAAATTATGAGTGGTGATATACATCAATATAATGCAGACATTATTGGAACTGATAGAAGAACTGCTAAGACTTGGATCTATGCATTTCTATTTGGTGCTGGTGCTACTAAACTTGGTAAAGTATTAACAGGTGTTAGTAATATTAAGAGAGGTAAAGAATCAGTAGCTGCTTATGGTGATGCTATTCCTGGATTAAAATCTTTAAAAGAAAAGATAGAAAATATCTGGACAACAACTGATAATCAAAGTACAGTTGAAGGATATATTCCTGGATTAGATGGTCGTAAAGTTTATACACCACAATCTTATCAGACTTTAAATTATTTATTACAAAGTTGTGAAGCTATTACAACTAAATCTGCTTTAGCTTATCAACTTAAAAAGATTAAAGAAGAAAACTTAGATGCTCAACCTAGACTTTATTATCATGATGAAGTTGCTTGGTCTGCCTCAGATAAAGATGCAGATAGAGTATTAGAAATTCTTGTTGAATCATTTGCTGAAGGACCTAAAGAAGTAGGTGTTAATATTATGGCAGGTGAAGGTACAATCGGTAATAACTATGCGGAGGTTCACTAATGATTAAAAATATTACAGTAACTAAAGATTTTATTGATCAACGTGATGCTCGTGCTGAGAAGTATAATCCTAATGGAAGAACACTTGAAAGATTAAAGCTTGATATTGAATGTGAAGTTTATGAGTGGGCTATGATTAAAGAGAATCATTGGGAAGAACATCCTTCTTGGAAAGTTGATGGTGTATTTAAAGGTATTAATATAGATGTAAAGTTTATTAAAACCTGGTATAATATATCTCCAAAGAAAATGGTTTACTTATTACAGCAAAGAGATACTACACATGAGTTCTTTTTCTGTGAGTGGGATTCAAGACCTGAACGTTTATTAAAAGCCGGTGATAAAGTTAAAGTAAATTCACTTGGTATATTACCATACTGGCGTTTAATTGATATAATAAAACCCTCTAAGTTTAACGGATTTTATGCAGATGTAAGAAAGGAATTACAAAATGCAAAATAAAATTATTAATATGTTTGTAGATACAGATTCTATATTCTTTAAGATTGCTTACAATTCTAAAACTCAAAATGAATTACGCAAAAACTTTAATAGTTTTTGTAGAACTATGGAGTTAGCAGTTAAAGAAAAATTAACTAATCCTTTTGATGAAGAAGAAAAATTCTCTGTGCTCTATGCAATTAAAGGTTTAAATAATTTTCGTAAAGAATTATGTGGTGACTACAAAGCTAAACGTCCTGAGTTAGATAAAGATATAAGAGATAAATTAAATTTCTTACATAAACATGCACTAAAGAAAGGTGCTGTTGAAGCTACTGGTATGGAGGCTGATGACTTAGTTTCTATATGGGCGTATGAAGCAAGAGAAAATAAAGAACAATATGTAATATGTGGTATTGATAAAGATCTATTACAAATTCCTGGTAATCATTACAATTATAGTAAAGATACCTGGCAATTTATAGATGATGAGACTGGACATTATAACTTAATGTTACAATGTTTGACTGGTGATTCCACTGATAATATCATGGGTCTAAAAGGTATTGGTCCTAAGAAAGGTGCTAAACTTCTTGAAGGAGTTTCAAGTGCATCTCAATGGGATAAGGTACAAGACTTATGGAAAGAACATGGATATGATCATGCTCAATGTCTTATGAGTTATAACCTATTACGTATGTTAACATCATGGAAAGAATATGAAGATATTAAATCATACATTCAAAATAAAACCTCTGTCCGCAAACCAAATGACGTACAGAAACAAAGCGATAAAGCAGATAAAGTATCTGAATTATCAAAATGAATTGAGAGATGAAATGAAGGGGGTGGCTTGGCCATTCTCTTCTAACCCTGTTTCATTTGAAATTACAGCAGGATTCTCTAATAAATCTTCTGACTTAGACAATGTAATTAAACCCTTATTCGATACTTACCAAGGTATCTTTGAAGAGTTCAATGATAATAAAGTTTATTACGCTGAACTACATAAAAAGATTGTACCTAAAGGTGAAGAGTATTTGAATGTTAAAGTGAAAGAATTTTTAGATGACAAGATACAAACAAACGGAGTGCCCTAAGTGCGATTCATCAGATGCCTTTACAATTTATGATGATGGTGCTTATTGTTTTTCCTGTAATTATTCTACTAATAAAATTAATAATAACAATAACTTAACTGAAGAAAGTCAAACTAATATGATAAGAGATGACGAAGAAATAAATGACTTGAATAGTTTCCCAATTACTTCAAGAGGAATTTCCAAACAAGTGGTTGATCACTTTGGAATTAAGATGTCGGTTAATCCTGACGGTTCACCTGGCTCTCACTTCTATCCATATACTAATAAGTATGATGGAAAAGTAATTGCATGGAAAGAAAGAAAGTTACCTAAAGATTTTGT